TTTGCTGGACACATAGTTAATTAGGAAGTCTTATGAAACAGCCAGATAACAAACACACAAAACACTTTGGTAACGACGGTCCCGTAGGTAACGATGCAGAGATTATAGTATATTACGAGGAACACGGACCAGCAGAACCTGTCTTACGTATACCATTCTGGTATTATAAAGAAGAGCTGGGAATGCATGAACACTTTGAAGCCTCAGTACACAGAACTGCAAAGGCCTTGAAAGAGTCTTACACATATTGGCCTGAAGGTTATGTACATATTCAAACAATCATTAACGATGAATATGTAAATATAATATGATGACAGATCAAGAACTAGAGCAATGGCTTCGTGACAACCCGTGGAAAGCTTATGTAGTGTATCCTTTCGGGGGAATTTTAGGTGCGTTGTTTCTACAGTATTCTTGTATTCAAATGATAGATTCTTTTTTGACAGGTAAGTTTATATAAAGGAGATAGTAATGTTAGAAACAAAAGAAGTTGAGGCAATTGTTTCAGACCTCGTATTTGTAAACATCTATTGTAATTCTAATCCAGATTATGATTCAGTTCTTAAAGGACTTCAAGCTTTAAACTTGAGCTATGAACAAACCTATGATATACTTAATCGTATTCGAGAAGGAGGATATTGATGTCAATAGATGATGCAACGCCGAGTCAGTGGGATGCTGTAAGGGAGTTGAATAAACTCTCTATTCGAAAAGATACTGATCCAGTAACGCAACCAGATCATTATAATAAAGGATCTATAGAAGCTATCGAGGCAATCAAAGCCTCCATGCCCATCAATGAGTTTAACGGATACCTGAAAGGTAACGCACTAAAATATCTTTGGCGCTATGACTATAAGGGAAAGCCTATTGAAGACTTAAGAAAGTGTCGTTGGTATATTGAAAGACTTATTGAGGAACTAAATTAATGGAGATGTATTTTATAATTTTAACAATAGGAGTAGTAGGTATATGGTTGATGATAAAGATGGAGGGATGATGAAAGTAATTGAAGGTAATTTTTCACAGAAAGAATCCTTTACAGATGTTCCTTTATTTGATAGGATACAAAACTCGCTGGACACTTTGAAGACACAGATGTCACCACCAAAAGACTCAGGATTTCTATTAATTATTGAAACTGAAGGAGAGGTAAATTTATCTTCTGATATGTCTCCTGAAGGACTTAACTTTATTTTAGACAGCGTTAAATTAAGTACACTTCTTTCTTCTTTATCTACATGAGGTATACAATAGATGTTCGAGGAAGTTTTAACTGACGATGAGTTTATTGAAGATATTTTAATTCGAGCGTTTGTTATGATGCTTGGTGTAAGCACCCCACCCTTAGAGGTATTGCAATATATGCAGTCGTGGGTTAAAATACAAGCCAAGAACAGTAACAACACAATCACAGAAGAATTTGTTTTAAAGCAAATACCAGCCTACATTACACACTTACAAAGGAGATAAGTATATGGCAGTATTAGAAGGAAAAGCGTATTGGTCTTTTGTCACTACACCCAATACTAAATTTACACCGGCCTATTCAGTCAACCTCGTTGTCGATGACGATGTTGCTGATAGCTTTCGCAATCGTGGATTCACAGTAAAAGATACTGATGATGGTCCTGCGTTAATTATTAAGCGTAAGGTAGACGGACCTCGTGGTATGATTCGTGAAGCACCAAAGCTTTATGATAAGAGTAAGCGAGAGATCAACGCTACCGTTGGTAACGGCTCTCATGTCAAGGTGCAATTCAAAGAGTGGGAAACACAGTGGAACGGTCAGGACTTTAAAGGCTTAGATTTTCAAGCTATGCAAGTTCTAAACCTTGTTGAGTTCAGCTCACCAGACGGCGCTGAGTTTGATGTTGAAGAAGATGGAGATGAAATTTAATGAGTAACATTACTTATGTCCACGAGGACACAACGTATGATGTAACTCTTCTATCACCGGAGGGCCAGAAGGCCTTCCAGCTTTTAGTGTTAGCAGAGCAAGACGTTCGTAGTCTTGAAGATCGAGTAGTTATTGCACAGGCAGCATCGGTTGCATTGCACTCTAAAGTACAAGAGTATCTTTCCGAAGATGCTATTTTTATTGAGGAAGCTGAACTAGTAGAGGACTAACATGGCCTTTGTTCAAACCCGACTCCCCTGCCCTGAGTGTGGGGGTTCCGACCCCGCAGCTATGAACGACGATGGTTCCATCAAATGTTTTAGTTGCGGGGTTTTCATTCCTAGTGACAAGGAAAAAAGTAACGTGACTTCTATGTCAAATTATCAGAAGACACCCGCACCAAGCGGAGAGTTTTATCCACTAACTGACAGGAGTATCAGCCTAGCAACAGCAAAGAAGTATAGAGTTCGATCCGTTAAAAACTCTACAGGTCAGATTGTAGAACACATATACCCATACTATTCTGGCAACGAAGCAATTGGCGTCAAGGTACGCAAAGAAAATAAAAGTTTTGTTTGGCGTGGTGATGGGAAAAGCTGTGGTCTTTTCGGCCAACAGTTGTTTCAAAGCGGTGGTAAATATGTAACACTTGTTGAAGGCGAAGTAGATGCGATGTCAGCCTACGAACTCATGGGTTCTCAGTGGCCGGTTGTATCTATTCGTAACGGCGCACAGTCAGCAGATCGTGATGTCAAAGAAAATCTAGAGTTCTTAGAATCTTTTGATAATATTATTATTAACTTTGACAACGATCAGCATGGACGTGATGCCGCTAAGAAAGTAGCAAGACTTCTTCGACCCGGCAAGGCTAGGATCATGGAAGTCCCCGTTGACTACAAAGATGCTAACGATATGTTACGGGCCGGACAGCACAAGGCCTATGTCCACAACTGGTGGAACGCTAAGAAGTATACTCCTTCAGGCGTTCTCAATGTCTCTGACAACTTAGAAAGTTATCTTACGAGAACACGAACAGACTCTGTGCCTTTCCCTTGGGAAGGACTGAACGAGAAGCTAGAGGGTCTTCGTGCTGGTGAGCTAGTAACCTTGACGGGTGGTACAGGTCTTGGTAAGTCCAGCGTCACCCGTGAGCTAGAGCATTGGCTCATCAAGAAGACTAAAGATAATGTAGGAGTTATGGCTCTCGAAGAGAATTGGCAAAGAACTATTGATGGTATCTTATCTATCGAGGCCGATGCCCGACTCCACCTTGACAGTGTTCGTAATCTTTTTGATGATGACAACCTAAGAGAAATGCACCAAGAAATGTTCGGCGGCGAGAACACAGATCGTGTCTGGGTTTATGGACACCTCGGCATGAATGATCTTGAAAGTGTATTCAGTAAACTACGCTACATGATTATCGGCTGTGATTGTAAGTGGATTGTTCTTGATCACCTCCACATGCTTGTTCTTTTATCTGATGATCCTGATGAACGCAAAGCTATTGATATGATTATGCACAGGCTTAGAACTCTCGTAGAAGAGACCGGCTGTGGTATGATTCTTGTGTCACACCTTCGACGCACCCAAGGTGATCGAGGTCATGAGAACGGTATTGAGACTGCATTAAATCATTTACGTGGCTCACAATCTATTGCACAACTTAGTGATTGTGTGATAAGCTTAGAGCGTAACCAACAGTCAGACGATGTTATGGTTGCCTCAACTACTAAAGTACGTGTCCTTAAGTCTAGATATACTGGTGACGTTGGTTTAGCCACACACCTCCACTACGACCAAGAAACAGGACGCCTCAACGAAGTAGATATTGATACAATGATTGATGAACTTGGAGATGAAATATGACATCTTATGTTTTTGATATAGAAGCTGACGGCCTTAAGCCGACCAAGATGTTTTGTATAGTTGCTATGGATACAGAGACCGGAAAGTTTTACGAGTATGGTCCCGAATGTATTGACAAAGGAATAAGTCTTCTACAAAATGCAACCAAACTTATCGGCCACAACATTCTTGGTTATGACATTCCCGTCATCGAGAAACTAACAGGCGTTAATCTGGACAACGGTAGTATTAAAATTGTAGATACACTTGTTCTTTCTCGACTGTTCAATCCTGCTCGTGAGGGTGGTCATGCTCTAGAGGGGTGGGGATACAGGCTACGACATCGCAAGATTGAGTATGATAACTTTGAATACTATACACCAGAGATGATGAAGTATTGTAAGCAAGATGTATCTCTCAACTATAAAGTTTATAGACATCTAACAACAGCAGAGCTTCCGGGCTTTGGTCCTGCCTCAGTTACTTTAGAACATAGCGTGTATCGAATCTTAAATGCACAGCGAGATAAAGGCTTCAAGCTTAATCAACAACATGCAATGGAGCTACTAGCGGAACTGACAGGCAAGCTTTCTCAAGCAGAAAAAGAAGTACATAAAACATTCAAGCCCCGTGAGACATCTATGGAACTTGTCCCTACTTTTACCAAAGCAGGTAAGCTTTCTAAGATGGCGCAAGTCCACAAAGAAACAAGGAAGGTCCGGCTATCTGATGAAGAGTATGAGAAGGCGAGTAAAGATCCAGACAAGCGTCTTATTCGCTGTGATTCTGAACCTTTTAATCTTGGCTCTAGGAAACAAATTGGAGAATATCTCTTGGAGTTTGGCTGGAAGCCTAAAAAGTTTACGCCTACGGGACAGCCAATTGTTGATGAGAAAGTCTTATCGCAAGTAAAAAACATACCTGAGGCTGCAATCATTGCTGAGTATCTCATGCTTCAAAAGCGTATTGCACAAATAAACTCTTGGTTCAAAGAGCTTGGAGACGACGGACGCATTCACGGTTTTGTAAATACTAATGGTGCAGTGACAGGACGGATGACACACAGAAGTCCTAACATGGCACAGGTTCCAAGTACAAGTAGCCCATACGGTAAAGAGTGTCGGCAGTGTTGGGTTGTAGACGACGGGTATCGCTTGGTAGGTATTGATGCCAGTGGACTTGAACTAAGAATGTTAGCACACTACATGAACGACGAGGGCTTTACTTATGAACTTCTCAACGGAGACATACACACAGCAAATCAAAATGCTGCGGGACTTGAATCAAGACCTCAGGCAAAAACTTTCATCTATGCACTCTTGTACGGAGCAGGAGATGCTAAACTTGGTTCAGTGGTTGGAGGAGACGCAAAAGATGGTGGAAGACTTAGACAATCTTTCTTCGATAATCTCCCTGCATTTAAAAATCTTAAAGACAGAGTTGCGGGAGCGGCTCGAAGAGGATACCTCAAGGGACTGGACAAACGTAAGTTATTTGTTCGGTCGGAACACGCAGCGTTAAATACTTTGCTGCAAGGTGCTGGTGCTATTGTTATGAAGCAAGCAGTGATTAACCTTCAAGAATCTATCAAGGATCTTGATGCACACTTTGTAGCTAACGTCCACGATGAGTGGCAGATCGAAGCACACAAGGATGTAGCAGATAGAGTTGGTGAGCTGGGTATTGCTGCAATCGAGAAGGCCGGTAATGACTTTAACTTAAAGTGCAGTTTAACGGGAGAATATAATGTCGGAAACAACTGGTATGAAACACACTGAAGAATATATTAAAGAACTAACAATGAATTACTGTAAAAATATTATTGAAGAAGACGGAAAATATTTTTATGTTGGCGCAAAAGACGGTGGGAAAAGAACTTTAAAGGCTCACATAAATAAAAACACAAATCGAATGTGGGTTGACAGTAAGTACATTCCTACTTCACACCCCCTACACAAGCCCGGACGGTATAAAAGTTTTGAGGCTGCAGCTTTTAGCTCACTAAAGAATTACAAAAAGTCCAGTGAAGGACAGGTTTATGTTATAACCAACCCTGCATTTGAGGGGTGGGTAAAGGTTGGAATGGCTGTAGATGCAACAGATAGATTAAAAAACTATCAAACTTCTAGCCCTTTTCGTGATTTTGAGTTAGTGTCTTATTGTAAAGTTAGTAACCGTCGAGCTTCAGAAGCTAAGGCACATACAATCTTAGCTGAAAGGTTCGAACAAAAAGGCGAGTGGTTTCAATGCTCAACAGAAGAAGCTCGTAATATTATAAATCAAGTTAAATTGGAATCAGAATGAATACTTTAGATACATTAATACAGGATATATATGGAAGGCTTGAAGGCTTGTCAGCCGGTGAGCCACTTAATATTGATGAGACAGAGCTGGATGATACTCTTGTCCGTATTAAAGAAAGCATCTTGTCTTGGGCTACACCACGAGATCCTCAAGCAGAGTTTACCCTGCGGATGTCTAACATCGGAAGACCCCTACGACAGTTGTGGTATGAAAGTAAAACGCCTTCTACCGCCCGATCCATTAGCGGTGCAACACAAATCAAATTTCTTTATGGACATCTTCTAGAGGAGATTGTCTTGATGTTAGTCCGCATGACGGGACACGAGGTTACATCAGAACAAAAAGAAATAGACGTGTCTGGCATCAAAGGCCATATGGATTGTAAGATTAACGGTGAGGTAGTGGACGTTAAGACAGCTTCTAAGTTTGCATTTAATAAGTTTAGGAACGGAACTCTTGCTGACAACGACCCCTTTGGATATCTAGCACAGCTCTCAGGATATGAGACGGCAGAGAACACAAACGAAGGAGGCTTTCTTGTTATCAACAAAGAGAGCGGTGAGTTGTGTTTGTATCGTCCCGACGATCTTGAGAAGCCGAATGTAAAAGACAAAATAAAGAAGGTTAGAGCTGCGATTTCTGTTGACACGCCACCCTCACGATGTTATGCTCCTATACCTGAAGGTAAGAAAGGAAACATGAAACTTCCTTCTGGTTGTGCGTACTGCCCTTACAAGTTTGAATGTTACTCAGACTCTAATAATGGTGAGGGGCTTAAAGCATACGCATATTCAAACGGACCAACATACTTTACTAAAGTCGTGGCACCCCCACGAGTTGACGAGATCTTGCTATGAATAGAAAAATAATTAAACAAATCAACAAGCAAGTTCCACATATTCTTGTTGCTTGGTTGCACACACTAGTCTCTGAAGAAGAAGCCAAGATGATAACTTTAAATAATTATAAAGAACTTCTCCCCGATCAGACGCATGTGTTTTCCAACAACAAGTTTTTTCTTAGTACCTTTTCTCCACGGTGGGTACGCAAAAAGCTAAAGGGTCTTGTGGTTGCTAACCCTGACAGGCCTATAAATTCATTTACTTTAGAAGATATTAAGGCTGAGATGCAAACATGGAAAATGATAAACAGGGACTTTTAGTGCCTTTTGAAATAATTATCATTGGGTTTGCTGCACACCTTACTAGCGGCAACGATGTCAGTACCATTGAAGATGAAGCACTTTACGATCTTCACACTGCTCTTGAGCTAGAGATAGAAAAAAGAGGAGCGGTATTACATTGAATAAACAACCAAAGATACGAAAAGGTTATCGTAAAAAAAGAGTTGTGCGTCCTGTAGAAAAAGACTTGACTCCCGGTTACGACTCACAGTGGGAATACAAACTACACTCTGGACCGTTATCTAACTGGGATATCCACACCACAAAGGTTGACTACACTGTAGATCACACGTATCATGCAGACTTCGTTAAGGTTATTAAAGGCAAGACAATCCTTCTCGAAGCTAAGGGGAGGTTTTGGGACGCTCCCGAATACTCTAAATACGTTTGGATAAGCAAGTCACTACCTAAAAACCACGAGCTAGTCTTTTTGTTTTCTGATCCTAGCGCCCCGATGCCACAGGCAAAGCGACGTAAAGACGGAACAAAAAGATCTCACGGTGAGTGGGCAACCTCACGAGGCTTTAGGTGGTATAGTGAACAGACCTTGCCCGATGATTGGATTAATATAAAACATAAAGAAGAAGGACTATGATAGACCGAAAACAAGAACGATCTGATAAGTTCAACCGAAAGAAAAAGTTTAAACAGAAGGGTGAATCACCGCCAAAGAAAAAAAATCCTCAGAGGCACAAAGATGAAATGTTACGTGTGTAGTTCGGATTTAATATGGGGAGGTGATCTTGATGTTGAAGATATGGATGGCAACGAGTTGATTGAAACAAACTTAACCTGTTCAGAATGTGAAGCAGTAATAATTATTTATCATGGAGAAAAGGAAAACTAATGGATTTATATCAACAGTACATACACAAGTCACGATACGCTCGTTACCTGCCAGAGGAACAGCGACGTGAGACTTGGGAAGAAACAATCGACAGATATTTAAACTTTTGGATTGAAAAGGGTAAGCTAACACTTGAAGAGGCCAACGGTATTTTCTCAGACATTCATGACATGGGTGTTATGCCCAGCATGAGAGCTTTGATGACTGCTGGTGAGGCTCTTGATCGTGATAATGTTGCAGGGTTTAACTGTAGCTACATGCCAATAGATCACCCAAAAGCATTTGATGAAATGATGTACGTCCTAATGTGTGGGACAGGCGCTGGGTTCAGCGTAGAACGACAATACGTAACTAAATTACCGGAGGTAGCAGAAGAATTTCATGAAACAGATACCGTTATACACGTCGCCGACTCTAAAATTGGATGGGCTAAAGCTTACAGAGAACTTGTCAGCTTGCTCTATACAGGTCAACTTCCAAAGTGGGACGTCAGTGGAATACGACCTGCAGGGGCAGCCCTTAAAACTTTTGGAGGTCGAGCGTCTGGTGCAGAGCCTCTTGTTGATCTCTTTAAATTTACCACAGAAATCTTTAGGGAGGCTGCTGGACGCAAGCTTTCCTCCATCGAATGTCACGATATCTGCTGTAAGATTGCACAAATCGTTGTCGTCGGGGGAGTTAGGCGAAGCGCTCTCATCAGTCTTAGTAACCTCACTGACGACAGAATTCGTCGGGCCAAGTCAGGACAGTGGTGGAACGATAACCCACAGCGAGGACTAGCCAACAACAGTGCGTGCTATACAGAGAAGCCAGACTTCGAGGCATTTTTAAATGAGTGGACAAGCCTATACGAATCACGATCAGGAGAGCGAGGAATGTTCTCTAGGGTTGCAAGTCAAAAGCAAGCTGCAAAAAACGAGCGACGAGATGCTACCTATGACTTTGGAACTAATCCATGCTCAGAAATCATTCTCCGACCCTATCAGTTCTGTAATTTGTCAGAGGTTGTCGTCAGGCCGACCGATACTTTGTCAGACCTCAAACGAAAAGTACGTGTTGCGACTATCCTTGGAACTTTACAAGCTACCCTTACCAACTTTAGATACCTGAGAAAAGTGTGGCAGAAGAACACAGAGGAAGAAGCGTTGTTGGGCGTGTCATTAACAGGCATTATGGACCACAAAACATTATCAGGAAGGAGAGATAAAGGTGTTCTTAAAACTTGGCTCACTGAACTCAAAGAAGAAGCTGTTAAAACTAACGCAGAGTGGGCTAAACGCCTTGATATTAATATTAGCACTGCCATTACTGCTGTTAAGCCTTCCGGTACTGTTAGCCAGTTGGTTGATTCTGCTAGTGGTATTCACCCTCGATACTCAGATCAATACATTAGACGAGTTAGAGCGGACTCACGAGACCCCCTCTGCACCGTCCTTGAAGAGGCTGGAATCCCCGTAGAAGACGACGTAATGTCACCCTCTACCAAGGTATTCTCCTTCCCTATAAAGTCTCCTGACGGGGCTGTGGTGGCCTCTGAGATGGGTGCTATGGAGCAGTTAGAACTATGGGAGATTTATCAAGACTTTTGGTGCGAGCATAAGCCGTCTATGACGTGTTACTATCGTGATGATGAGTTCCTCGAAGTAGGTCAGTGGCTGTATAACAAGTTCGATAAGATCAGTGGTGTATCGTTCCTCCCTTACTCAGAGCATACTTATCAACAAGCACCGTATGAGCCAATTACTGAAGAAGAGTATAAGACTTTTGCTTCTGATTTCCCTACGGAAATGTCTTGGGATATTGTCGAAGACAGTGACATGACAGAAGGCTCACAAACACTGGCTTGCGTTGGCAACAACTGTGAAATATAGGAGGTATCATGCTGAAGCCACATCAAATACTAAAGACTATGCGTAGCTACTACGAAGCTGATATCAAGAAACATGCGATGGCTGTTGAGGTTATTATAAGTAACCCAATGGCCTTTCACGACCACGATGCTTTCTATGAAGCTATCGAGTCTCAACTAAAATTATTAATGGAGTCTAAAGATTATCTTGAAGGGTTAGACATCGTTAGGATTGAGATGGAGACTCGTGATGTCTGATGGGAATCTTATTGGATTTAAAATATTTTTTAACTCTAAAGGAGTTATGATGTCTGAGTTAAGCCAACTTCCAATTAAGGATATTGATACAGTTTTTAAAACAACGGAGGAAAAACAAATTGTAAAGACTGTTATTCAAGAAGCTTACAAAACGCTTGCTGGCTTACACGAAGATCTTGAAAAAGAGCTTAACGCACTAAATACTAGGATCGTTTAGATCTATACTTCCTAGTTTTCTGGGCAACCTTCTTCGGCTGTTTGCTGTGTTGCTTGCCCTTTTTTGTATCTTCTCTTTTCTTTTTGGTTGTTGCAGCATACTCTTTAGCTGACAAAGACTTGATAGCTTTAGCGGGGAGGTAACGCTCTCCTGTTTCACTAGATTTTTTACCGGACTTAGTACGCCACTTTTGCTTTGTCCAAGCCTTTAACGATTTTTGGGATTTTTTTAAAGCCATGATAAATGAACTCTTTAACTATTGTGTGTACATTCTCCAAGTAATAGGAGATGTAACGGGGATGGGTTATGCGCTGGCTAACCTTTTAATTTTTGTAGTGCTTCAACCAGCGCTTATACTTTTATTTTTATTACTGTGGCTCAAACAGCGTTCTATTTGTAGCCGCCTCCGGCAGCTTTATACTCTTTAGCAAGCATTTGAGCTTTGCGAGCTGACCATTGACCAGCTTTGCCACCCTTTGAGCCTGCCTTTATTTTATTGAAGAGGCGTTTACGCATAGTAGGTTTAGTATAATTACCTGCTTCGTTTACTTTTGATTTTGTTTTTTTAGCGGCCAAAGTATTCCCCCTAGTAACTGATGTATAGTTTAGAAACTATTTTACTTGCAGTTTCTGTAAATAGAAAAGGGAATACCGCATGTACTAGACATGCAAGGCTTCCTAGAAGCATCCAACCTGCGAACACGCCTGCCCTTTTTAAATGTTGTAAGTATGTTTCATCAGCTGCATTAGGATGTGCTGTAAATATATTTTTCATAGTCTTCACCATTTTGCCTTATCAGCCCAATAAGCCGCTGACATTTTGCCCTTCTTTATGTTCTTAGCGTGTCGAGCCTTGAACGATTTCCTTTTTGCTTTCATTGCGGCTGACTCACCTGCCTTTGGTTTGCCTGCAGTCTTCGCACCTTTTTGACCAAAGCGAATTGTTTTAATTTTGTCGCCTTCTTTTGCCACCACGATATGTGATTTTGTTTTATGATTGGGTGTACGCTTTGGTTTGTTATATCCACTTACTCCTGCTCTTTCTAGTCTAGGGTCTTTTTTCTTAGTCATACATATCTCCAGTACGAATCATTTCTGTTACCTCTACTGCACGTTGACCAACTTGTGTAGCCCATCGACTGTCTAAAAACTCATCTGCTGCTTCTTCGTAATTGTGGATTGACATTGCTGCTAAAGCATTTTCAAACTTTTTGAGTCGCGTAAGCCCTAGATTAAAACACAAGTTTACCATTGCTTCCCGCCTAACTTCAGTCAAGTCTTTGAACCAAGCAAACGCCCCGTCAAGCTCTTCTAAACACCGCTGTACGTCATTCATTAGGAGGTAGTCTACTTCATCATGTGTTAGTCCTAAGCCCACACCACGCTTTATACAGCGTCCTACGCCTATTGTTTCATAACCCAGATGGTCTTTGTACACATAGTATTTAACACCTTCGTGTTTTTTAAGAGTTTCTATAAGTCTTTGCATTATTATTTTCCTTAAGAGTCTAATCTTCCTAAATTAATTTTAACCTCGCTGCCTTCTCCGGGCGCACTTCCAAACGCAGTGGCTACATTTCTTGCTTGTGCGTATATGTTAGTCCCTGCACTTTTAACGCCTTTTATAAAATCAATAGCGTCCATATCACCAGAAGCATTGTTAAAATTATAACGATCTTTAATAATTGTATTTCCCTCACTGTCTTCTTCAATTTGAGCTTGTCCTAAAGTAGTTTTTAAACTATACTTTGGATCAAATATTTTCTTAAAGAAATCAAGGTTTCCGCCACCGCCCCCAACATCTGCATACTGAGATTGACCTTTTGATTGAGTTTGATAGTCTGAATATTCAATAGCGCTTTTTCCTGCTTCTTTAGCACGACGAGCAATTTCTACTAGGCTTTGATATTCTTCTTCGTCTAAATGTTTTTCAGTGATAGGTGTGTCGTAACCTAACAGATCCCCAATAAAAGCTTTAATGTTTAATGGTATTACACTTTCGCTACGCTCTACAGGACCGCCCTCATTAAATGTAAAGCGTGGATCTCCCTTATCATAAGACTTAGCGGTTGTAGACTTGAACTGCTCAGGTTTAAAAAGAATATAAGAATACTTAGGCTCCCCCTTCAGAGATGCTTCAACTTCATTCTTATATCGGACAGAATCAAAGCCATTACGCTGCAGAAGTTTTTGAAATTTAAAATTTAGCTCTACTTTTTGTAGGCTTATACGCATTGCTGAATCTAAACCTAAACTTTTTTTCCATTCAGTATCCGTTATTTCTTGGGCAGTTTTTATAAGATCTGTAAAATCTTTTTTAAGTTGAGGGCTGGCAAGATTACCTGCTTGTTTTACAATTGAATCATAAATTTTCTGACCTTGGTCTACTAAAAAATATTCAGCACTCCATTCCTTAACGTCATAATCAATCTTTAAAGGGTTCTTTACATTGATATAACCTTTACTCATGGCAGAAGGTCTTGAAGCTTTCATGGGTTTATCTACTACGTCTTTAATTTCAACCATCTCTTGAGAAGAAAAAAACCTATCTACATCAGCTTTTTGTGTTGGTGCTAGACGAGAATCTAAGTATCGCCCTATATCGCTATAAGGGTTTACGCCTTGAACAGCAATAGATGTTGCTTGTCCTAGCGTCCCTACATGCGTCCCTAACTCTCGTGGGTAAGCAAATGAAATGTCGTATGGTAGGTCATGGTGACTTGTAGTAGCTCTAAACTGTGGTTTCTTTTCAACACTGTTTCTAGTAAAATCTACTTTATTCTGCGCCCGTTCTTTTGCACTTGCTTGTAGCTCATCAACTGTTTGGTTTTCTGGCATTCGCCTAGCAATAGCTTCAATAATAGGTTTGTATGTATCTACTTCTAATAGTTCGTTTAAGACATTAGAGCCAATTTTTTGTTTAGCTTCCTTTGTCACAAACGGAGAAAGTGCTTTACTCCTTTCATCTAACAAAGCATCTCCAGCCACTTTAGCTAAAGGAGCTACTTCTTCAGGAAGAGCCTTACTTTCTTTTGTAAACTTGTCTGTAATTTTAACTAAAGACCTAACGTCTGATAAAGAAGATGAAATTTGATTACGATAACTTTGATTAGGATCTACAAGTCTTTTAAGTCTTTCAAACTCTAACACGTCTTCTAAATCTGCATTATCTTTTTTAACAGTGTATTGAGTAAGCACGTCAACATAGTCTTCAAAATCATAAAGCATTTCATCTGAAGGATTTTGTGAGCCTTCAAAATCACGAACAACCGTATTAAGTTTTTCAGCGGTTGCTTCTACGTAATCATCTCGCAAAGAATTATTTGTTGCTTTTGCAATAGATCTTACAAATGGTCCTATCATATTTATACCTTAGACAACAGTGATACAGGCTTAGGATCTTCTTCGTCAATAAAAGCAAGGCCAGCTTGTTCGTTGTAAGGCTGACCTGTCATTTTATCTATACGCTCATCAGGCTCTTCTGGAGCATTAGGTACTTCCACTACACCCCCCTTTGAAAATAAATCTCTAGTCATAATAGGTTTATCAGTTCGCAGAATTTCGCTGCCGGTCCTGTCTAAATCTTTAAAGTATTGTTTATAGTCTTCATACTCGTCTTCGTTCCCTGTTATTTTTGCAACATTACCATACAAAGAATAGAAAGGAGCCTTAGTACCTAAAGTCTGCACTGGTCTTCCTTGAGCAACGCCTGCTATATCAGAGCCTGCTGGACCAAACGGGGCAATTAAAAACGGAGTTACTGTTCCTGTGTACCCAGCAGTTTCTGTAGCTCTGTCAATTTGTTGAAATAATAAACCGGGTGCGCCTACCCTTTTCATAGCTTCTATACGAGCTTCAGAAGGAGTTTTGTCCTCTTCGCTTTTTCCTCCAGTTTTAAGGTACTGTACTATTCGTTGACCCTCCATCATAAAAAGACCAGACAATAAAACATTAGCTGTATTTTGTTTTGGGTTTCTAGTTAGTTTTTTAGCTGCTCCTTTTAAAATAACATTAGTAAAGGCTGCTGGATATGAAAGAAGCTGAAATGCCAGTTGAGTTTTTGGGTGTGAATACATCATAGGTCGTGTTGATGCCATAGAATCAGGCATTAGCACTACATCATTAGTATAACGAGCAGCGGCTTGTTTTATTTCCTTGTAATAAGAGTCTTGCAAGTTTGCTCCTGAACCAAGCCAAGACGTTCCTTCCTCAATATCAATTCCTAACTCATTTAATTCATCTATTTTATTTTGAATACGACTTGAAATTTTAGCTCCTGATGAAAGGTATTCAGAAACTTCTTCTAAATTCCCCATGATTAAACGCTTGCCGGTTGCAAAAGTTACGGTTTGTGCAAACTTTGTCCAAAGGTCAAGGCCAATAAATTTAAAATAACCGTTGCTAACTCCTTGTAGTCTATCGGACTGTAAATCATTTCCTGCAAGCCTGTTTCCCATTTGAGAAACTCCTTGATCTACTGCAATACTAAATTCAAACATTTCTTTTTTAATTTCTGCAGCGGTAAGACCCATTTGATTTTTTAATTTTGTTTCTGTATCTTTTGTTACTAGTTTAAAAGATGTTTCAAGAGCATCATTAAAACCTTTAACACTCTTTACAAATCCCGCATCAGCTATATTAACAAAAACTTCCGTAAGACTTGAAATAGTTGCTCCTCCTAAGTAAGCTAGTCGATTCATTAAACCATACGTGTCCATGCCTGTCTGTATATATTCAAAGTTTTGTTGACCCTCACCAGTAGCGCTGCGATACAAGTTCATGATAAGCGATTTTTCAATTTTTGATAAGCTTTTTCCTGTAGAATTATAGTGATCTTCTGCAATAGGATTAATCCACTTGGCTTCAAATTCTTTAATATTATTAACACCAAACACTTCTTTTTTAGCAAGTGACTTAGCTGCATGGTGCGTATAGTTATGTAAAGTTCCTAACACATCTGTATTTAAAAACTCTTCAAAAACAAAATCATCTTGAATATTATTAAACTTTCGTTTAGCTGAGAAAAAATGTCCGTCAGTTCCAGAGTCGAGCTGGTTGCGTTTTTCTAATAAGTCTTCCATAATTCTACGACCGTCCGCTATATTATTTGCTTCTCCTTGATCTACAAGAAGCTGTGCAAAACGATCTGGATTTTTTTCAATAGCCGTTCTATTCCACATACGAGGAATATAGTTATCTACTTTTTTATCAATAACTCCAGCTGCAACAAGTCGATCACCAATATCAGAATATAATTCTTGCATTTTTCTAGCGGCTTCATATACAGGCTCTAATCCTGCAACATCAGAATCTACACCCCGCATTGCCATGCTTAAAGAAGCATTAACATTATCTTTTAATTTACCTTTAACTTTGTCATAGGAAAGGGGTTCAACAATATCAATATATGTAGTGTAGAATTCACCATTATATCTTTGTTGTACTTCAGCAAAATCTCCTTCAATTTTAAATTGATTACCACGCCACACTTTGTTAAACTCTCTTGAAAATTTACCTTGAAGCTGCTTGGCTGTTTCAGAATATTTACGATAAGGAGATAAAATGCCAGAAGCTTTTCCAAAAAACATGGTTGAAGACGCTCCTGCAGAAAACCTGTGTAGTTTATTAAAAAACGTAACGGCTACTTTTTCAGGATCTGGTTGGTTCTGTGCTACATTAACAGCGTCTACAACAAACTCTTTAGTAGCTTGACCACCTCCAAGATCATCTACAAGATCATCAAGTATTGAATAGTTTTCTTCTTCTAAATCAATAATACGACCTTCAATAACTCTTGTCTCAAGATCTTTCGCTACTTTTGCTGCTCGTCCGGGCAAACCTATTAATGCTGGAAAAGAATCTTTAGTTTGACCCGTAGGAGTATAGTACCCCATTTCGCCTTTTTCAGCTTGTTCTGCTGCGGCCTCAAAAGCTTCTCTAGCCCTATCTTCTCTTGTTTTAAAATCTATAGTTTCTTCAAAGACTCCTTCGCTTGCTTGTTGGTTTACTTTTGATTTTCCAAAAAGAAACCTTTTAAAATGAGGGGCGCTTGCTCTTACTCCTGCTTCAAGTGCAGGTCCAGCTACTCCACCTATTGCTGCTGTAATTGCTGTTTGTGTGGGACTATACTCTTTTTGACGTTTGATTGCTAAATCTAAGTGTTGTCCTGCAATGTCATATATTCCACTTGCAGCGGCACTTCTAACAGCAGTTCCTTTGTATCCAGAACCACCTGTTGTTTTTACAGCCCCTGCTGCTGCACGACGAAGTGTATTAGCCAAAGCTGCCCGAGCAGTAAGCTGAGTGCCTCCAGCAGCAACTGCGCTAGCTGTGCCAGTAAAAAAAGTTCCTGCTATGCCTGCTAATACGGCAGGATCAGTTGCAATATCTACAGTGTAGTCTTGAAACATATCCATCCATTCTGTAAAGCCTTTTTTTCCTGCATCATCCCAGCTGTTTTTAATATCAGCATAATCTTGTTTTATACTATCGGGAGCATCTTTAAACGCTACTGTTTTATCAATAAGCTTTGCAATGCTTATGTTGTCGTCGCGCATTGTTTCAGAGATAGTGCTTGTAGGGTCAAAAACACTATTAGTAAAAGCACTGTTATCCCCTAAGTATTCCATAACTCTATTAAATTTTTCAAGAAGCACGGGATCAGTATCTAATTCTGTTATAGATTGCTGCTCTTTAGGAGTAACGCGTTCGTAATTAAAGGGGTTAACATAGTCAGGAACAGTTTTTCTAAGAGGACTAACAACATTTTTTTCTTTTTCGTCTGAAAAAAAATCAGAATATGGCACTCCTGCCTCTTCTCCAAAAAGATTAATCATTTTAGTAGTCATTGTTTTTCCTTATCTTTTGTAACGATTATCTTGTCGGGTTGGGGAACGACTTAAGCCATTGCTGCTTTGTATTAGTGTGTCTATGATAGAAAGATTACCTTCTAAGTAGTTTCTTGGTTGATTAAAAGTTTTATATCCTTCCATCCATTTTAACAAGTCAGACTGTGTAGGAGCATCTAAAAACATAAAAGTACTTATGAATTTTTTGGTGTTTTCACTTTCTCCTGCAAAATTATTTTCTAAAGAAGTTCTAAAAGACTCGTAAGCCTCTTTGCTTCTACCTAAAGTATTTTTTTCTTCTAAAGAATCTAAAGCTGCTAAGGCTAGTATAGGACTAATAGATTCAGCGTTTGTTTCAAGCTCAAGACCCACTACAGTATTCTTAGCAGGAAGGCTTCCAAAGCTGTATCTTGCTGCTTCTTTACCGCCTGCTAACATTTGGTGTCTAAGTATTTCCATTTCAGCAGCAAGGGAATACGATACAGCGTTTGGAATCTGAAAATCTCTTAATAGCATTCCTGCATTTTGCCCTAAATTACCATAAAATTGTCGCCTAATAGCGACCTTGTCTGAAGAGTCGTCTTGTTCTGTTCCATAAAGAGAAACAAAAACATCTTTTAGCTCTTTGTTTTGCTGTTCGCTTAATATACTTAAAGCTGTTGCTCGAATTTGATTCGCTTGTTCTGAAGTCACAATGTTTGAAATTGTATTTCTTCGTTTTGTTTGTTCAGGCGAAAGAAGATTAACAACCTCGCCGTCTACGGTTCTATATCCTACATTAACACCATTTATTTTACCTACAAAAGCTGATACAGTCTTGGTTTTAGTTGGATCATTAGGATCTGTTGCGGTTATTGATACAGGCGTATCATCATAAACTACTTTTCCTTTTGCAAGGAGATGCCCATTTTGTTTTACTCTTTCTCTTCGTTGCGTAGAAGTAAGAGCTTCTGTAGGATTTTGTCTGAATTCAGACTGATACTCCTCAGACTTTCTATACATGTCGGTTGTAAGCGCAACGTCGTGAGCAGTTCCTCCTGTAAGTAAATTTCCGAAAAAGTTAACTGCACCCTTTATTCCTCCACTAGGTCTTGAAGCTATTACAGCATCTCTATAAGCTGTTTCACTTCCATCTGAAGAAGATACAAGGGATCTGGCGGCTTTAACCCTATCTTCGGTTAGTTCCTTTAGTCTTTCTTCCGACCTTCGACGAGCTTCAATTTCAGCCAGACTAATAACAAGTCGGCTACTGGCTAACTGACCTGTGCCTGCTTGGGCATCTGCTAAAGTTTCTGGTAAAAATTTATTGTATAAATAATCAGGGTCTTGTGCATTACCATCAATATCCATGACATCTTCACTAGATCTTTTTACTCGCATTTTATAATTTAAATTACGAGCTAAAAGCGCTTCATCTCTAAGAAATTCGTTTGTTTTTCTATTTTGATAACTAGTCAGTGCTGAATCCGCAACCTTCATTCCTATGCCTAAAAGAAGATCTTTTTCTTCCCGCTTTCTTTCTCGTCGTCTTTCTCTTTCATTTCTTTCACGGGCATCAGAAAGTAAAGATTGTCCAAATTCTTGAATAGCCATTATACTTGCTCCTCTACAACAGGCTCTGCTAACAGGCTTTCTTCACCTGTTTCTGTGTTTTCTTCTGGCTGTCTAGCTAATAAACTTTCTGGAGGTTGAATAGTTTTAATTTGCTCTGTAATTTCTCTGGGCAGTACACCTTCAGGCAAAGCTATTTTCTCTTTAGAAAACTCTTCCATATTTTTAAGTCTTTCTTTTTGAAAAGTTGTTCCCATCATTGCAAGCTCTTCAGCCTCATCTAACTTTTCACCATTATAAATAACAGGATCAATATTGGCTCTTTCTGCTAAAGCAAGTAAAATATAAGCAACAGGCTCTGCTAACATAAGCATTAAATCAGGATTCCATTTTCCTTCTTGAAACCCTCCAAATAGAAAAGCTTGAACAACATCCATGATTGGAACGTCGTCTGACAAAACTTCCATAACAGCTACATAGTTTTCTGCGTCTATAAAATGCTCAAAAATACTTCGAGTAGCTTCATGAACAGAAGTGTACTTTGGAGCTTTTTCATAAGGCGTAGGATTTGAAGGATCGGTAGTTAGGCTCTGGCCCGGAATAGGTCTTCCACCCGTTAAAGCTTCTTGAGCGTATTTCATATCCATATTTACTTACCCCATTCGCTGCATAGTTGTGTTTAAATCTTGATAGTAATTACTATCTATAACTGCTGAAGACGCTCCCCAAGGGTATTGATTAAATATAGACTGATTTGCAGTGAAGTATTCTGGTGTTATTTGTGCCGCTGGTCGAACCTGTACTGCTTCACCCGGAGCAATATAAGTACTTATGTTTTGTTGAATTTGATCGGGTACTAAATCAACTCCTGCAGCGTTTGTTATTCCATACATTCCAACTTGCTGAAGTCCAGCGTCTACACCTTCTTTTATTTGGTCTACTCCATAACCTACAGTAACTCCTAAAGGATCTTCTTTGAATGCTGTGAACCCTCCCCTAACATCGGCTGCCTTTTTACGAAGTTGTTCTGCTAGGCCTTTTTGAACTTCTTGGGTTGTCTCTAAAACAAAGTTTTTATCGCCCACTGCCTTTGGCGTCTTTAGTGCCTGTTCTCTTGCGGATGCAAAAGCACTGGCTTCAACTTCTTGTGCTACTGTCCTAATAGGTTTATTATCTAATAATGAAGGTGCTTCATATCCTTCTACCATACGATCTAAAGACTTACTAGGATCAATACCTTGTATTTCTGTTGACATGTCTTCTAAAGAAACACCACTAGAAGCTGTACTAATAGGTTTTCCGGCAGCGTCTACATTTGAAGGATCAAATTCCATATTAAGATTTTTTGCTATTGAAGACTCAGTATTAAAAACATTACTAAAACTATCAGTAATGTTTGTCAATCCTTCTCCAAAAGCACTTGTAATGTTATCAAAAGAACCTTTAGAAATACTAGTTCCAAGATCTGTAAGTCCTTGAGATCCAAAAGTACTTCCTAAACTACTAGCAACCTCACCGAGACCTAGTTTGTTTGCACCAAACTTAAGGGTTTCACCCACAACATTTTTTATAGCTCCTGTAACAGAATTAAAAGCGTTGCCCATCCTTCCTACTACTGTTCCCGCAGCGTTTAAAAAACCCCCTGCAGCGTTTATTACGCTAGAGCCAATTCCAGCATATCCTGTCATTGCGCCTGTTACTGCACTAAAAGCAGTACTAAAGCCTTTTGCAAGCATACCTCCTATTCCCGGTAACAAAATAGCAAGACCAATTTGTCCTACAATGCCAATCTTGTCCATAAATTTACCAACAGATTTTATTCCCCGTTTAATTCCTTTACCTATTTTTTTAAAAGCGCTTTTTATGCCCTTACCGATTTTAGATATAATTCCCATTTATTTCTCCATTCTATTTTTTTCTAGTATACACTATATTTAAAATGTTTACTAGATATATCCCTGAATTAATCGCATAAGAGCGGATGTTGTGCTTGAATTTTTATCTCCACTGGCTGCTGATTCATTGCCAAGAGCTGTAGCTATTAGTCGAGTTTCTCTATCCTGCTGGCCTTCATAAGCTTGTCGAGTATATGCTGCATTATCTCTAAGTTCTTGCCAAACATATTGAAGCTCTGTCATGTCTAGGTTAAACGAATTCATAACATTTTGTTGATTAGCCGCATTAGCCGCAGCAGTGTTAATTGTGTTAGCCTGTCGTCGCCATGCAATGTCTGCTTGCTCAATTGCTTGTTTGTTTGCAGTATTAAACTGTTCACGTTGTTGATCCATCTGAGCATTTAATTTACTAATATCTGTTGACATTTGAGCGTTAGCAAGAGATACTTGTGTTTGGTTCTGAGCATTTTGAGCTGCAATGCGATTACCTTCAGATACATTAAACTGTTCCATGCTATTGCTTTGAGATGCATTGAACTGATCTACTTGAGCTGCTAAACTAGCCATGAACTGGTCAGCTTGTTGTTCGTTAGCTGCATTAAACTGGCGTGATGCATTTTCAGCCGATTGATTTGACAACATGGTTTGCTGTGCCTGTTGTTGATTCATAACGGCCATTTGCTGTTCGTTATTTAGGTTAGCCATGTCCATTTGTAAAAATGCTTGTGCATTCTGTGCTGCAATTTTTGTACGAGCATCAAGATTTGCCATGTCCATAGAAGCCATAGCTGATGCATTTTGCATAATGCTTTGTTGTTTAGCATCATAGTTTTTCATGGTCATTGATTGCATGAACTGACTATTAGCCATAGCCGCTTGTTGGTCAGCGTTGAACTGAGCCATATCAAGATTAGCATCAATCTGTGCATTAAACATTGCAGATTCTTGTTGGTTGTTAAGGTTTGCAAGTCCCATTTGCTGTGCTAGTTGTGCGTTAACTTGCCCCGCTTGCATTTTCTTTTCATAAACCTGTAACGCCGCAACATTTTCAGCTGTCATAGATTCTGAATCTGCTTGATTCTTAGCTGATAAATTTGCAAGTGTAACTTTTTCAGATGCTGAAAGCTTTGCCATTTCTGCATTCTGACGAAGCTGTGCATTTTGTGAAAGAACATTAGCCGCAGTAGATAGCTCTTGTAGCCTAAAACGATTGGCCTCAGAAAAGTTTGCTGAGTCTGTTGCTGCTCTTTCAGCTAAGTTTGCAAGTTCTGTTTGCTGTGCAGCATTCATGTTTGCAAGATCCATCTGCTGTGCAAGTGCAGCATTAGTCTTTTTAAAGTCTACTAAAACATTTAAGTTTGCTAATCGCTCTTGATTTTCTGCGGTCATCGTATCACGAGAAGCAGCATTTTCTTCGGTTAGATTTTTTAACTCTATTTGAAGCTCTGCTGATAAGTTAGCTTTTTCCATGTCTTGGTCAAGTTCTGCTTGACGCATAGTTCTAGCAACTGTAGCATTATAGTTTGTTAATCGAGCCTGTTGTTCTGCGTTTAAGTTTTGTGAGCTTGCTAAATTTAAAGCTTCTAAATTTGCAAGATCCATTTTAGTGCCAGCATCTAAATTAGCTATTGCTACTTGTTGGCGTTGTGCAGACTCTTGTGATGCTTGTTGTTGAGCATTCTGAATGTTCTGCATACGAACTTGTTGTTCTTGTTGCTCGCTTGTTAGTATAGCTTGTTGCTCAAACTCACCTTGGCGAATAGTTATTTCTTGCGCCATTTGTGCTGTTTGAGATGCAGCGGTTTGACGATTAGAAAGGTTTGCCATGCGTTGTTGCATGACCTGAGACGCCTGTTGAAGATTTGCCTGTTGTTCATTACTAAGGTTTTGTGAAGCACGTTGCTGAAGCGCTTGAGCGTTGCTCTGAGCGATTGGAAGCGCACTCTGTATGATAGCATTAAAAAGTGCATCTCGCCCTACAGTGGACGTACTGAGGCCTCTAGAAGCCATTTGAGAGTTCATTGCATCAACAGCAGGTTTAGCCCATAATGGTATTTTACCATCTTCCATTCCTGCAAGAAGACCTTCCATCTGAGTAGAAACAAGAGCTTCTTGTGGAAGAGCCGCTACAGCCGCCTTTACTCTTACAGGCGCAGTATCTAACTGAGCTTCAACAGTTTGAGGATCTTCAAGTACTGCCGCTGTAATTTCAGGAGGAAGATTACCAACAACAGCATTCATGTCTGCTGCAGCTGCTTTACGAGCCTCGCCCGTTATGGCCTGACGAGAGGCCGCTTCCATAGTAGGAATACCGCCAATCTGAGCAGCATCGCCTTTAGGAGCTTCTCCAAGAATAGCTTGACGACCTTTAAGATCTACAGAAGGTGCATCACCTAGTTCTTGTGCAATACCTTGTTGAGCTTCAGCAACTTGCGCTGTTCGTTTTTCAGCAAGTTTAAATTCTGGGATATCATCAAGATTAACACCTTCACCCGTGACAATATCCATTAAATCTTTTTCTGCACGTTTTGAAATAGTTTGTGCAACACGAGTAGCTACTTCAGGATCTTCAGCCTCAATAACTTTATATCGCTCATCAGATGTAATGGCTTGAACATACTTTTGTTCTTCTGGTCGTTGTGCCGCAACAGCCTTTGCTGCTTCTTCAGCCGCTGAATCTCTTGTAGCAGCAACAGCCGGTTGCGTTATTGTACCTTCTTCGACTTTTGCAAGAGCTTCGTCACTAACTTCGCCCGTTACTGCTTCTCCGGGTGCTACGCCTTCTGCAATTGCTGCTTGCATTGTTGATGCTTCAGTTTCAAGAGGCGCACCGGCTGTGGTTGTTTCTGCTTCACCAACAGATACTGCTTCAGTTGCTTCAGCTTCTGTAACTTCTGCATCTCCAGTATCATCCATTTGCTCTACAACAGAAGGATCTCCCTCCTCTACTTTTTCTGCCACTACTTTTTCTAGTACAGGAAGGTCTGGCCGAGTTGTTTGTAGGTTTATAGGAGCTTCTGTAGGCATAGGAACAGAAGTGTTTGTATAAGAAGTCGTTAAATTATTTGTATAAAACTGAGCTAAAGCAATATTATATTCTTGATCTGACTCAAAATTTTCTCGCACAGGCATTGAAGATTGATTGTCTGCTGTTTCAGTTGCTGCTGTTGTTGTTTCTTCTGCTGCTGCCCTTGCGTCTTCTTGCCGACGCCTGCCTTCTTCATAACTAGAAGTAGAACTATCTGGTGATCCTTCTGTTAGTTCACTACTGTCAGGAGGCAGTGCCGCACTATCAGCTGCTGTTCTTTGCTTTTCTGTTTCGGCTTGTTGATTTTTAGATTCTTGTTCAACACCGCTATTTGCTGCAGCCTCTTGACGAGCCGTATTTTCTTGTGCTTTTTTTGTTGTTTCGGCTTGAGTAGCCTGAGCTTCTTCTTCAAAACCACTAGCTTCTGCAGCCTCTTGACGAGCAGTTGTTTCTGCTTGCTTTTTTCTTGTTTCTTCTTGCAATTTTTTTGTTTTTTCTTGAGTTGTAGCCGTAGTTTCTTGTGCTTTTTTTGTTGCTTCGGCTTGTCTTGTTGCTTCAGCTTCTTTAGCTGCTTCAGCTTGCCTTACGGCTTCCGCTGCTTTTGCTGCTTCAGCTTGCCTTGCTGCTTCCGCTGCTTTTGTTGCAGCAGCTTCTTGTGCTGCTTTTGTTGCAGCAGCTTGCCTTGCTGCTTCAGCTGCTTTAGCTGCTTCAGCTTGCCTTGCTGCTTCAGCTGCTTTAGCTGCTTCAGCTTGTTGTCCGGCAGCTTGTTGTGCTGGAGAATTATCAGGAGTTTCTTGCTTTGTAGTTGAAGCTGTTCCTGTTTCTTTAGTAGGTTTAATACCAGCTGTTGCTTTAGTAGACGTACTTTTAGTAGAACCGGTAGTTTTTACACCCCCAGTAATTTTATTATCAGTAGTCTCTTTAGTAGTTTTCCCTTTCCTTTCTTCTGCTGTAGGACGCCTTCGATCTGAAGGACCGCCGGTACGGAATGGAACACGCGCACGTTGAGAAGCCGCTGCTTTTTTAAACTTACTAGTATTTCTGTTTTGTCTTTTTTTCGACATTTCTTACTTCTCCCTTGATACGCCCTTTGTTTTTTCATAAGAACGCATAGCGCCTAATCCTAACATGCCCATGAGAACTGGCATCATAGTTTCTAAATCAATAAGTGGTATAGTTACTTCAATAGCTAACAATGCCAGAATAAAATTAGTAAATGGTATAACCATAAAGTTACCTGTCATACCCAACACACAACACCAACCAACAGCAGGTCTCCAACCAGAAACAAATAAAGACTTGTGTGCTGCCTCTACCTTGTTGACTTCTATTTGTGCTGTAGCAAGCTCTTGAGCGTGTCTCTGAGCCATTGTAGCGACTTCGTGGGCTAACTTTGCTTTTTGGTCTTTGTCTTCTACAAACTTGTCTAGAAGCCCTGTAACTGGCCCTATAAGAGCTTCTATCATCTTATATACTCAGCAAAGACTAACGCACCCAGAATAAAAGGATACAAAGCAAAAACAGCTTGGCGGTTAACAGTAATGTCTTTACCCGCCAAATCAAGTTGGCGCTGAATCATTTCATAACGAACAAGGCATTCCTTCTCGTGTCCTTCGAGCCTAGCCAGCAATTCTTCTGTTTTACTCATTACTTACCACCTGTTATAATAAACATTAACAACCCAGCTAAAAGCCCTGTCATCGTCACTATAGCAAAAGAACTAACAAGTGCTTCCTTTAGTTCTTGTTGTCTATAAACCGTTTCTTCTCTTTCTCTTGCTATGTTCTTTTTTAGTTCACGAAACTCTAAAAGTCCTTGACTGCCGTATGCGTAGTTCAACATGGTTATCAAGTCTCTTTGCTGTGCTTCTATCTTCTTCTTTGCAGCAAAAGCCTGTATAGCCTCTGCTTCAACACTTTTCCTAAATACAACCTTTTTAAAAGGTGATGTTCTTTTTGCCTTGTTGTCTGCGTAGATGACATCAGACGCGTGTCCGTACCAAGTACTTATCTGCATCATGGTGTCTTCAGCAGCTCTCCCTGCTTCTACCATTGCCTTTGCCATAGCAAATGCTTTAGAGGCTCCAGCAATAGCAGTAACAGGGTCAATCATTTACCAAGGCACGCCGTCAGCGGTGACAGGATTCTTGTCTGCTTCGATCTTAGCAGTCAGTGCCGCTTCAACGGTGTCTTGACCCACAGACTCCCATACCCAACCTAAGACATTAGCCTCAGTCAGGCTATCATAGGCAATGTAGTCAGATGCAGTAGGGTCTGGTGTAAAGCCGACAGTACCGTAAGATGATGCAGAGTAAGTAACAGCGTCGTCGCCAGTACCTACGGTTTCTTCTTCAGTGCATCGCCAGTGTGCAACGGTTACACCGCCGTCTGCCAATTCACGCTCAAGTGTTGCAATAG